GTGGTCAATTGCTCACTAAAAATAAAAATTTATAGTAATTATATATTTATTACACTTATTTATGTTGGAATGTGGTTGACTCAAGGGATAAAAGTTAATATACTAGTTATTGTATTGAAAAAAGAGATTACAAATACGAAACAAGATTTAAGTTTTAAAAATAAAATTCATATTTTGTTAAAAAAGATTTGACATTACTTAACAATACATGATATACTAATAAAGTAGTTCAAATTACTAATAATATTACCGCGGGATGGAGCAGTTCGGTAGCTCGTCGGGCTCATAACCCGAAGGTCGGTGGTTCAAATCCGCCTCCCGCAATACATAGTTTTTCTCTGGTCTCGTAGTGTAGCGGTTAACACGCCTGCCTGTCACGCAGGAGATCGCGGGTTCGATTCCCGTCGAGACCGCCATTTTAAATATAAGGTTCAGTAGCTCAGTTGGTAGAGCAATGGATTGAAGCTCCATGTGTCGGCAGTTCGACTCTGTCCTGAACCATTCTTTTAAACTTTGTCTGGCGGTTGTGGTGAAGTGGTTAACACATCGGATTGTGGTTCCGACATTCGTGGGTTCGATTCCCATCAGCCGCCCCATAATCGTTAATGCGGGTGTAGTTTAATGGCAAAACCTCAGCCTTCCAAGCTGATGTTGTGGGTTCGATTCCCATCACCCGCTCCATTTTTAATTAATCCACAGTAGCTCAGTGGTAGAGCTATCGGCTGTTAACCGATCGGTCGTAGGTTCGAGTCCTACCTGTGGAGCCATGGCTCCTTGGTCAAGCGGTTAAGACACCGCCCTTTCACGGCGGTAACACGGGTTCGAGTCCCGTAGGAGTCATTCAATCAGAAACGAAGTATCGTTTCTGATTTTTTATTTAATTACATAAATTTTAATAAATGGAGAGTTGTCCGAGCTGGCCGAAGGAGCACGCCTGGAAAGTGTGTAGGCGCCACAAGCGTCTCGAGGGTTCGAATCCCTCACTCTCCGCTATTTGCTTTAAAATGGTTCTATATAGTTATACTAACCATTGATATAAAGCGTTTTGACTGTATATAGTTTTATATAGTTTAATACCGTAAAATTATTTTACGCCAACTTTGTGCCAATATCAGTGGTTATAAAACAAATTACGCCAACGATATTGGCGTAATCTTTTTCTACATAGAAGACAAGGCACTGATTGCTTTGTCTTTTTCTTTTTGTTCCGTTTCATCTAATAGATGCGAATAAACGTCCATTGTAGTTTTAATATTTTTGTGTCCTAAACGTTTACTAATGTAATAAATTGATACTCCGTTATGCAATAAGTAACTGCAGTGTGTATGCCTTAATGCGTGCAGCGTATACTTCCCGATTTTATTCTCTAAACAATATTTTTGTAAAACTTTAGTTACTGCATTATTAGTAATTAGAGATGTACCTGTATTAAATATTTGTCCACTCATATTAGTTGGCATATTTGATAGGGCAGTTTCAATGTACTTCATATCCACTTTAGGAATGTCTATTGTTCTATCCGATGTTTCAGTTTTCGTTCCTGGTAGGTGAATAGTGTTATTTACAAAATTGAAATCAGTCTTATTTAAACGTTGAACTTCGCCAAATCTACCACCAGTTATAATAAGTAAATATATAAACAGATATGATTGTTTATATGTTCCGCGTACATAGTCTTTTAAGCCATTGAACGCTTTTATACTCATAAATTTTGATTCCTCGCGTTGTGTAGGACGTGTACCTTTTATGACTGCTTTATAAGTAGGGTTCTTTATCATCAACCCTTCTTGTATAGCATCTTCGATAGATGCTTTTAAACAGTTGTGAACTTTTCTAACTGATTCAGTTGTATGATCATGACCATACCATTTTATGAACTTTCGGTACAAAGTGGTGTTGAAATTATTCATAGTTATATCTTGCAAGTTTTGAGTTGATAAAAATTTTAAGAATTGATTAATTGCATTTTCAAAAGTTTGAAATGCACGGTGTGTAATTACATCTTTTTTATTAGCATCTATCCACTGTTTATAGTAATCAATAAATGATGATTTGTTATTGATGATGATACCACTCATTAAATCATTCTTTGCTTTCGTTTCTGCTTCTGTCGCTGCACGTTTTGTTAAAAAGCCCTGCTTGCGATATCTTTTACCTTCGTAGCCAAAATAATAGCCCCATTTGCCATTAGAATATTTTTTAACTGTCATTTTCATCAAACCTCCTTTAAAAAAGTAAAAAAATAATAAGGGTACGATGGTGTACCCTGAATTGCATAAAAAAAGACACCTATATAAAATAGGTGCCACTTATAATTATAAGATTACACGGTTTACTATTCGTATATGAATAGCGAATATCAATAATGTTTAGGGGTTAAACCTTTATATATTGGTATAATAGCACCTTATTCGATTTTTGGCAAGGAAAGCAAAGTTTAAATTTAGGGTAATAACCTTTGTGCTTCTTTTCTGATTCGAATTTACGTAGCAAATAGTGTAATTGGTGATCTATATTCTTAAATTTAAAGTTGCCTGAAGTTTTTAGTTTGTGAATTCTTTGATTAAAATTAAATTTTGACACTTGGCTCCCTCAACCTCCTTTATTCTATTAACTTCGTTAAATTCCATCCTCTACCTCCTTTCGCCCCATACTGGAGGGGGTAAAAAATAGGGCAAGTGAATGTCCTGTCAAGTTAAACCTTCATTAATAAGTAATAGTTATTAAAAATAATTAGTTTATGTTATTATTTGATTAATAGGATATCGGGCGCTCGTGGTTTCATTATTTCAGAAACTATGCGTTGCACCTTCCTTATAAAAGGCTTGGCTCAAAGTTGCCATATCAAGAGACTTAGGCTTCCTTTGAATTCACCCGATGCAAACTATACATTACTGTATAGTAGGGCAATGTAATTACCTGTAAACGGACTAGTCGCAATACGAGAGGCATTAAACTTAGGCGCTGTCGGACGAAGAGAAGCAGTGATTCCTAATGATGATTTGTTCTTGATAGCTTGCTCAACCCCTTTATTTCCAATTACAGCTTTAGTGAACGAAGTTCCAAGTGACTTACCTAAAATGCTTGAAGTGCGGGTAGCAGTTCCGTTGCTCAATTATGTTACCGCCACGGTTTTTTATCCGTGGCTTCTTTGTGTTTCCACAAAGTTCAGCATATGTGTTTATCCTATTAAATCATTTTTTCATTTTTTATCCCCTTTGCTTTTTTTGTATATATTCAACGGTTCGAATTCAATGGTGTAACCGTTGTATTTAACATAGTTTCCAAACCTCAACTTATAATCATGGATAATTTCATTAAAATAACTTCTATCTATTTCAAGATACAAACAGATTTCATAAACATCATCCCATATTCCATTTTCAAAACATTCTATTAATTTATCTAATGGAAGTATCAAATCATAACCGAATCTGCGTGCTTTTACTTCTTGCTTAGCTGCCATTATATTTTGCATTGTAGAATAGTTGTCCAAAATATTGCCATGTGAAGTAGCATGATGTCCTATTTCTTCTGCTAAAACACCATTTAATGAATAGTAATCATAATTGTTATTTAACAATACCATTCCATTCGGTATGTATTTGTTTCTTGAATATAAACCTTTTATTTTTTTGTTAGGCATATCAATTTCTTTTACTTGTAATCTATTAAAATAATTCATTAGTTTTTCTCTGTTTTGCAATTAAACCATCTCCCAAAGCTAAACATAACTAACCATTGAATTTTTTAAGAAAATCTCTGATTTCTTTTAATTCTTCTTCACTTAATTCGTCCACAGAATGTGCTGCTTGGACTTCTTCATATTCTGTTCCAATATCAAAAAGATATTCCACAGATACGCCAATACCTTTACATACTGCAATTACATTTTCAATTTTGGCACCTTCAAAATTTCTTTCTAACATAGATCTTAAAGTTGTATAACTGACACCAACATGCTTAGCAAACGACTTTGTATTGTATCCTAATTCTTTGATTTTTTCTTCAACAAATGCACTTCTGTTATTCATGTTTTTGCCCTCCGCTATATACGATATTTCGTATTTGATAATTAAAGTATACATGCATATATATAGGAAAGCAAGTGGAAAATGCGATTTATCGTAAATTTTTAGTAAAAAATAGTTGCATAAATACGATTCGTCGTATATAGTAGTATTTGTAGTACGACAGATCGTACTTATTGAAACGAGAGAGGTGAATATAATGTATCCGAATTTAGTGAAGGCAATGCGAGAAAAAAAACATCACAGAAAAAAAGATTAGCGAATTACTTGGCATGCCATACACAACTGTTCGAGATCGTACAAGAGGAACTTACTCTTTCACTTTTGAGCAGGCTATGAAAATCAATCGTGAATTATTTCCTGAATACGATTCGGAAACGCTTTTTAAAACGAAATAAGAAGGAGGAAACGGAATGAGCAAACTATACAAAACAACCCTCCTCATCACAATGGCAGTTGTGACTTGGAAGGTTTGGAAGGTTGAGGGAAATATTAGAAAAATTTATCGTTCTTTATCACGTTCATCGAGAGAACTTCCGAAGCTATCAGCAAATTCAATGGCTTCAAGGTATTCATTGAATAATAATTGACGACGACTTTTCATATATTCCCAATAATCAGAACGATTATTAAAATCGTCGGGCTTTTTAGCGCTCGGTAGTGTTTGAATATACGCTGCAGCAAACTGACTAGGATAGAAATTCGACATATTAATCACCTCCTTTCACTAGGAGATAACCAAATTATACACGAAAGGAAGTAATTCAAATGACAAAAACTTGGTGGACTATGGAGGACTTAGTTAATGAAACTGGTCGCAGTCGTCCGTGGGTAGTTAAAAACATTCTTGAGATTCCAAAGTATAAATCAATTATTCAAGAGTTTGGACATTACCCAGCAACCAATAATGATCATTACGCATTTATTGGTAGCAAGATGAAACAGTTTTTGGAGGAAAGATTTCAGGAAATTTATCACTTTAAGGAGGTGAGTAAATGAAAAGTTATTGCTGGTCATTAGCCGCATTTGCAGCATTTAGTTTTGTAATCATGTTTATTACAGAAGATTTTTTCAAAGGTGTTGGATTAGGTTTTCTAATCGCATTAGCTTCATATGTATTCTTTGAAGATTACTTTTTTCAAGAATTAAAAAAGACTGAAAGCAAGAGCAATTGCTAACAGTCAGATATCAAAATATACAACTCTATTATAACAAAAATATACAGGAGGTACTATATGGATCTTAAAAAATATGCACATGAATTTATGGATTTGCTCGATAAGTCGCCAATCAACGGAACGATTGAGTATTCCAATTACGATACAGTACAAACTTTAGTTTTTACCCACAAAGATGACAGATATCCTTTAGACGTCCGTCATGTGATTGTAGGTACTGATAACAGCGAAGAATATCAAAAACTTTCAGTAGAGAAAATCAGAGAAGTATTGACTGGGGAAAGCAAGGTGATTCTGGATGACTGGGCCAGAAAAGAAAGTTGAAAACAAAATCAGACGTTACCTTGAAAATAACGGTGCTTTTGTTATGAAAACACATGGTGGTAGTCCAGGCGTTCCAGTCGGCATTCCTGACTTATTCTCAATCTATCGCGGTATCGCAATCTTCATTGAAGTGAAGCGAGAAAAAGGCGGGAGGATCAAGCCGATACAAATCGCACAGATTGATTCTCTTAGAGAACATGGCACCATCGCAATTGTCGCAAATGACGTTAAATATATCGAAGACTTGATTGCAATAATCGACACCTTAATAACAGAAGGTGCATGGAAAAATATCCAAAACGCAATCGCAACTGCAAATGAAATGGGTGTATCGCAATGATTTTATATCCGACACAACAAGCAGTGATGGAACAGGCAGCACCTTCATGGTTCTACTGTTTAGGCACATCAAGCGGGAAATCGCTTATATCAATCTATCATTACTTGAAGCACAGTAAAGGTGAACCGCTTTTAATTGTATGCCCGCCGACTAAAAAGAAAAGTAACGAGTGGGATTACGAAGTTCAGAAAGTAGAGAAACACGAAAATATCAAAATTGAATTTGAGGTTATCGCTTCATCAATGCTAGCTAAACACTATAAGGAATATAAAGGTTATTTCCTCATCTTAGATGAAGCACATTACTTTATGAATCCGACTTCCAATAGAGGCAAAGCAGCAAGACAACTATGTAACGTTTCAACCAACTTTGCCATGTTGACAGCAACACCAGGCGAGTCATGGGACAAATTCATTAATTACATGATTATCTTCGGTTTCTATAAAAACAAAACACAGTTTTTAAATAGACATGCAGTTTTCGAAACCAAATATTTCGGTGGCAGATCCATCAAACAAGTATCAGATTTTAAAAACACTGATGAATTAGAGAACAAGTGGAAATCCTTCTCTACTATGAAGCCTACTTCATACTTTGTTGATTTACCGCAAGTGTCTGAACGCTTTGTTGAATTTAATAAATCATCAATGTACACAAAAGCAGTGAAAGACAGAGTGATTGAAGTGGACGGCGAGAAAGTTATTTTAGACAGTCCGCCGAAACTCGGCGCAACCTTGCGTTATCTTACTAATCAAAATGCCAAATTAGCATATACCAAAGAATTATTGGAAAGCACACGTGACAACGTAGTTATTTTCTACCAGTTCACTCGCGAGAAAGATAATCTGCTTGAAATGTTGAATAAAACAGACAAGCGCATTTTCGAAGTAAGCGGACAAAATTTTGAACTGCCGACACAAGAAGAACGCAAACTATTAAATAACAGTGTGACGCTTGTTCAGATACAGGCAGGCAGCGCAGCAATTGAATTGAAATACGCTTCACAAGTTATTTACTACTGTCCGACTTATTCATACACACAGTATCAGCAATCGCGTGGCAGATGTATCAGACACGGCGGTAAAGAGCGTGTAGAAATTATTAAATTTAAAACCAAAGGGACCATTGAAACACAAGTATGGAAAGCATTAAGCGAAAAGAAAGACTTCGATGAAAAATTATATTTACTCGAGGAGGTCAAATGATGACGAAGCCTACAAATACAAGTGCTTATGAAAAATCGTTTTACATCATCAAGCGCAAAGACAGTGACATTTATGTAACTAACAGACCTAACAAGCACAATGAAGAAGTTGAATATACAACAAACAAAAATGCATCACGCAAATTTGAAGATGATGACTTGAAAATTATCGAAATCGACCGTTCCAGCCATCAGGCAATATCAGTCATTAAAAAGTATACAGTAGATACTTTTGAAAGTGAGGTAGCATTCAATGGCGAATGAATCACTATTTAATCAACTTAATCAAATCAATGTGAATGATCATGTTGAAAAGAAAAACGGATTCAATTATCTTTCATGGTCCTATGTACATCAAGAATTGAAGAAAGTGGACCCTAATTACTCAGTTAAAATTCATGAATACCCTCATCCAGAAGTAACAAATGAACAGTATTTTGTACCTTATCTTGCAACGCCAGAAGGTTATAGCGTAACAGTATCAATAACGATTAATGAACATACTGAAACCGAAACATTACCCGTACTTGATTTCAAGAACAAAGCAGTACCGTATAAACAAGCGGATATGTTCCAAATCAATAAAACGTATAAACGTTGCTTTGTTAAAGCAGCTGCATTACATGGATTAGGCTTATACATCTACAACGGTGATGTGATGCCTGAACAACCGTTTGAAGAAGCGAGCGAGTCAGAATTGAATGCAGTCAAAGGAAAATTAAAAGAGTTAGCACCATTGATGAACATCACTGAATCACAGCTTAAAAAGAAAATGCACATACCTGAAAAACTATCCAGTATAGATGCGGAAGAAGCAATCATGCGCTTAGAAAATGGAATCAACTATTACAAAAACAATAAAAAGGATGATGAATAATGAACTACACAGCATTAACAGGACGTATCACTAAAGACTTGGAATTGAAAAACGCAGGCAAAGCACAAGTTACACATTTTACTTTAGCAGTAGATAATCCATTCAAGAAAGATGATGCAAGTTTCTTCCAAATCGAAGCATGGAACAAAACAGCAGAACTGCTTACTACTTATTGCGGTAAAGGATCTAAAATTTTGGTCGAAGGCACGTTAAAACAAGATAACTTTGAAGATAAAGAAGGCAACAAACGCAGCATTACAAAAGTCAACGCTAACAGAATCGATTTTTTAGATAATAAAAAAGACAACAATGCACAACAATCTCAATCACAAGCTAAATCTGCTAATCCTTTCGCGAATGCCAATGATACAACAAATGTTGACGATGATGATTTACCGTTCTAAAGGAGGATTTCAGATGACCGACAAAGAATATGTATTCAAAGAGATGACTAAGATTATCGAAATTTTAGAAGATATCAGAGAGTATTTACCGACATCAGACGCAGATGAGGAAATATATCTCGAAAAATTTCACATCAGAGATTTACGAGATGAATTTGATGAGCAGTACACTACACCAATTGAAATAGAGGAGTGACGTCATTTGAATAAAGTACCTCCTGAAAAATACCAGAAGTTATTAGATTATATTGTATCAAAATTAAAAACAGGAAATGTTGAGGTTTCTTTCGCAGAAACAAATGAAATAAATGAACCTATTCCAAATGAAGATGACCACTACAAATTGAACAAACTTACACTGGTTATAGAACATCACGAAAAGAGCCAGTCCTCATGATTGAACTTGACTATGATACACATGTCGAATTTACAGTTTTTAAAAATCAATATGAACCGCAACCGGTTCAATTTGTAACAGGTCCCTTTACCAAGCTGCTTAATTTTTTAGAAAAGCCTAAAGTAGGCGAAAAAAACACAAACTATTGTTTTGTAGGTGGCGAGGTCCAACAGCATAGAAATAACGAAAATACCATATCTCGTTCAATCATCACGATTGATTATGACGATATACCTGCAGACATAGATTTTTTTTCAGAAGTTTCAAGTAAATTGGATAGTGGATTTGCTATCTATTCCACTCACAATCACAGACCAGAAGCACCACGGTTCAGATTAATCATACCTTTAGATAAAACGTATAAATTAACATCTGATGAATATAGAGCAAGTGTTCAATATATTGCAAACGCAATTTTAGAAATGGATTATTACGATCCTGCAAGTGAAGTGTTAAGTCAAGTGATGTTTTTGCCTACTGTGTCAGAAGATACAAAACAAAATTACATCTTTAAATACGTAGATGAGGAACCGCTTGAATTAGAACCTATATTGTCTGTTGCAGAAGTCAAACGTGCGATTAAAAATAAACCGCTCGTAGATGACAAAACTTGGGAAACAATTCTTCAAGGATTAGGTGAAGGCGAATTTACAGGACGCAACAGTGCAATGGCAAAATTGGCAGGACATCTCATAGCAAAGAGAGTTAATCCCACAGTGATTTACTACTTAATGCTTTATTGGGATGAGCATAATGAACCTCCTTTACAAGATGAAGGCGACTTCGACACAGTATTCAAATCGATTTACAACAAACATAGAAAGGAGGTATAGCATGGCAGAATTACCAAGTGATATCAAGGCAATGTTTATAGATGATGATTTCGATTCATCACAGTTTTTCACTGAAAAAGGCGGCTTCTTACACTATGAGTTTGCAGAGTATCTGGCAGAACAGCACAACGGTATTATGTTAGACGGAAAGCCACACTTATTTGACGGTAAAAAATACATTGGTTTAGACAAAAACACAATCAGAAAACTAACGCTCAACTATATCCCGTCATTGAAAGAAAATCAGAACAAAGAAGTTTTCTATAAACTTGAAGCTTTATGCAGCAAAAATCCGCAAGAACAAGCACCTCCTTATTTCATAGGTGTGAAGAACGGGATTATTGATATAAGAAGTATGCAATTGAAACCGTTCACGCCAGAAGTTCATATCACTAACATTATTAATTCTGAATATGAACCTAATGTAAAAAGTGAATTGGTCGAAAAGTTCATCAAAGATTTATCGAATAATGATGAGGAAGTTATACAACTCTTATATGAAATGATTGGTTATGGATTATATAGAGACAACTTTTTGCAAAAAGCATTTTTCTTCTTCAGTCCGGGCGGTAACGGTAAATCAACATTGTTTAAACTGCTTCATCATTTTTACGGAACTGACAATACAACAGCATTATCTTTCAAAGATATCCAATCAAGATTTAAACCGGCATCTTTGCAAAGCACTATGGTGAACATTGCAGATGATATTGATCCTGATTTCATCAAAGAAACCGGTAACTACAAAACAATTGTAACCGGCGATAAATTCAATGCAGAACGTAAAGGACAAGATGATTTCAACTTCACACCTTATGTAAAACTTATATTTGCGGGTAATGAGCTGCCTCAAACTTCTGACCGCTCACGTGGTTTTTATCGAAGAATGGTACTCATCCCAATGTTGAAAAAGTTCGGTCAAGACGGTGAAAAAGGCGACCCGATGATTATCCACAAACTGAAAGAACCGAAACATTTAAAAGCGTTATTGAATCTTTCATTAAAAGGATTATCGAACATCTTGAAAGAAGGACGTATTAAAGAACCGAAGATTTCATTAGAGTACAAATCTCAATATGAATATGATAATGATCCAATTCTACAATTTATCAATGAATCTATGGATGATAAACATCGTACATTACCAGCAGTTGAAGGTAGACCGACAGAAAAAACATATGCTATTTACCAAAGTTGGTGCAATAAAAACGGATTGCTAGCAGTAAGCAAACCTAAATTCACCAGAGAATTACGACGGATAGGATTCGACTCTAGTTTAAAGTGGTCACCAGAATACAAAAAGATGGTTCGTTTTTATCATAAAAATGAAACGATTGATTTTTACGATTTCGACGGTTTAAAACTCTAGCCATACAGAAAAGTGTATGTTTTTTAAAAAAGTGTATGGTCGATAAATGTTGTCATATCAATGGTTTTATCTATTTCCATACACCATACACTTATTATATTAAATATTAATATATATACCTATATAGAGATAAAGAAATATAAGAACAAATTCCGAAAAAAAGTGTATGTTTGTATGGTTTTGCTGTAAAACCCCTGGGAGAGTAAGGGACAACCGCCATACAGAAACCATACAGAACATACAGAAACATACAAATTATAGAAGGTGATGAAAAGTGAGATATAAAGCAGAAGTCACATTAGAGGTTGTGGTACACACACCTTACGAAGACGACGCGGAACGTATCGAAGAATTAATCAATAAATACCCGAATGACTATTTAGATGATGTGGATGTTATCAGCGTGCATGCACACAAGGAGGAAATGTAGATAAAAACAGTAATGTATAAAGGAAGAGAAGTAAAGTTATCGAAAGAACAGTTGAAGAAAGTACATGGAATGAAATTGAATCTGATTAAATTCCAGGACAGACTGATTGAGGGTTGGACATTCGATGAAGCATTGACGTACAACCACCATCATGTGATGTACCACGGCAATGTCTGCAGAAAAATCAAAATGAAAGATGTAACGTATTATGCCGTAGCAGAAGATTTAGCACGAAACAATATTGATGTCAGATCCGTACAGAGATATTTATTCGAGGGCGACTTCCTGGTGGATATACTGCCGATGGATTGCCGATTCTATGTGGAATACAATCACAACGCAGTCAATAAATTATTGTATGAGGATTATCAAAGATTCAACCGTCGCAAAGAAAAGGAAGCAGAACGGGAACGCATTGCTAAACCATGGCTGTACGAAGTACCGCAAAAACATCCACGTGGAAAATATTGCCAGTATTTAATGGAAACATCAATTTATCCTAAGGTGGTGCAGTAAATGATTAAAATTCATGAACTCAATCAAACTGATCGTATCATTATTTACAAATATAAAGGCATGAACATTGCAGACGGTGGACATTGTGCGACAGTCATTAACTTATCTAAAAAGAATTTTGAATATGATACGGCAATCGTAAGAACGGACGGGCAAGAAAAGGTTTTAGAACTTACAGACGAAGATTATTTCGACAAGTTGCCAACATCGCATAAAAAAGCAACTCAATCGGAAAGCCATGATGTTCCAAGTCATTATCAAGGTACTGGCGATATTGATGTAATCGAATTTTGCAGACAACATTTCACACCTGAAGAATTTAGAGGTGCGATGAAATTCAATCTTATTAAATATCCGACAAGACTAGGCAAGAAAGACAATGAAATTAAAGAATTGAATAAGATTATTGATTATGCAGAACGACAAAAGGAGGCGTTGCGACATGGCTAAACAAATATATCTTGGTGGCGGAATGCTAGATCTAGGAGACCAAATGCTTAGAGAGTGGGAGAAGAAAGATCTTCAAAGGTTAGGGTTCAAAGTTTATGTACCGCAAGACGATAAGAGTGTGAACGATAAAAACAATGCAGTACAAGAAGGATTAGCCGAACGTATTGTGAGAAATGATACGAATGGAATTTCTGAAAGCGACATTCTGATTTTCGATTACCTACCTCATAATCAAGGCACAATAGCAGAAATGGGATATATACAGGGATTAATGCATAGCGGTCATGAATGTAAGGTGTATGTGCAGTGTACGGACATTAGACAGGGCACTGGCCATGTGAATAGAGAACAGGATAGAGCAGAGTTTAGCATTAACCAGTACGTTTACGGTGTGATTTTAGACATCACAGACGGACGTGGCATTCAAACATGGGAAGAAATCACACAAGACTTGATGGAAAGCTACGGTAAATACTGATGGCAGGGAACTTATAAACGGAATTTAAAGCAACTCGCAATCTATTTGAACACCCATATTTAATAAAGGAGTGATGGTAAGTGGATAAGTATACAGCATCATTATTAGACAAGAACCATAGATTAGAAGGAACTTTGTTGGAGTTACAAAAGCAGCTCAACCAATCCAAAGCAGAACATGACACATTGATTAATGATATAGAGATCTTGAGAAAAGATATTGACAATTTAAAGAATGAAAACAAAGCATTACTTTCACAATCTAACAGTTACTTTGACGAGTGGCAGAATGAGCGAACAACTTCTCGAGGCTTACGTGAGCAGTGTAAAGAGTATGCTAAAGACACGTCTAAATATTTATACCTAACCGGGCATATACGCATGAAAGCAGAAGTGAACCCAAGTGTAAGTCGCTATATAGATTTGGTTAACTATATTGATAGATTGGAGTGGGAGAAATAAATGAATATCCAAGAAGCAACTAAGTTGGCAATGGAAAATGGCAGAAGTATTTATCGTTCAAGTGAATTCAAGAGAGATAGAGTACCTGGTGAAAATTTAGAAATTATACCAACGAATATATATGGATACATTGTTATAAAACCTAGAAAACAAGTCCTCTACAAAGGATGGATGCCTAATGCGGAGGACTTGTTAGCTGATGATTGGGTAGTTAAAGGATTAAACCCGACTTCGCTAGATCAAATATTTATTAAAAAGAACGAATAGAGTTCTCTACTTTATTGATATCAGCATCAAATTCGTCATTTAAACTATCGATTGCATAACTAGTTAATGTGAATTCTGGATAACCATCGAATGTATTTAACGGTGTGTGTAAAAACCCTTCTTCACTTAGCTTTTCTAAAGAATCATGAAATTGATCCAATTCTAAATCTAAATTTAATTGCTTTAAAACTATTGGTTATTCATTGAAATGATGTGCTGTATTAACTTCATTTTCAATTTTCGTTCGTTTTAAATAATCGCGATATAAATAAAGTAAGACTTTAGAGGAAGTTTTCATTATTTTCACTCCCTTTGTACACAGATAAGTAAATTATAACAGAATAGGAGCTAATTAATATGAACGAATTAATTAAACAAGTAGAACAATGGAGTATAGATAAAAATCTAGACAAAGGTAATCCAGATAGACAAGCATTGAAATTCTATGAAGAAGCCGGGGAAGTTGCAGCTGCATTGTCGCGAGGGCAATCAGAAGCATTGAAGGACGGTATCGGGGACACAGTAGTTACACTTATTATTCTTGCACAACAACATGATATGACGTTAGAAGAGTGTTTGCAGTTTGCTTATGACGAAATTAAAGGAAGAAAAGGAAAGACAATCAATGGAACGTTCATCAAAGAATCAGACTTGTAAGAAAGATATTCTACAAAAAATCAAAGAGTTACTTAATAAGGAGTGAGTGTGGATGGTAGTAGATAAAGATACACATTATGTAGTTGAAGTTAATAAAGGTATTTACTTATTCAAATATCGTATAGGAGGATTTGGATTTACAGATGATATCAAGCGAGCAACTTTATTTGAATATAACAATTATGATGAAGCGAATAATGTAGCCATAAAATGTGGTGGTAAACTTACGAAATATGTAATTACGCATGAGGTGTTGTGAATGCAATTTCTAATCCGACACATAACAGACTCAACCGATCACCATTTCACTCATGTAACTAAAGCACGTGAGAATGAAACATTCACTGTGATTGAGGCAGAGAGTAAGGAAGAGGCGGAACGAAAAGCGAATAATCATCTGAAAACAAACAAGGCTATTGATGAAAGTGTTGATTGGCTCAATAAGCGTTTAATGGAAAGGTCCATATTAAGTAAAAGGCAACGTAAGAAGTGGTACAAAAAACATTATGGGAAGGACAGTGAGTAAATATGATAACGACAATATCAATAGTTTTATTAGCATTAGCAATTATAGGTAATACAATTTCAATATGGTATGTGAGTCGAAGTAAAGAAAACACAAGTTTCATTTCAAGTAGACCACTAAGTGAACACACTTCATATGAAACCGCTAATCGTATCACTACATTAGAAGAAACTTTAAAAGACGCTCAACCACTTATTGATAGATACAAAAAAGAACGTAAACAAAATCATTGGAAGCAATACAACGATTGGAAACGTCTGTACGAAAGTAAACGTGGCAGATGTGCGCAATGTCATGGTGAGGATTTAGAAATAAAAACTGATTATAAATATGACCGTACAAGACCAGTAGTGTTTATTGAAGGTTGTATTGAATACCCTAAATCAGCTAAATATAAATGTAAAACATGTGGAGAAGTTATAAGTACATGGGAATTTAAGGAGGACGAATAATGACTAAGTATAAAATGAAAACAAGTATTAATATCGAAAATTTAAACGAATTTACTTTATTAACTAAGAGAGTAGAACGTGCTTTGAAAGAATTAAGAGTAGCTACGAAAGAACTTAATAAATTTAAACTTAAAATGAGTATGGAGACGGAGGACGAATAGAAATGAATATAAAATTGAGAAGTCAATCTGGAAAGAATTACTATGCTACTTTTGCGACCGACGACTTTAAAGATACAGTGAAAATGATATTAGATTGTGGGTTAATTTATATAAAAGTTACAGATAAAAAAGGTCGTAAAGGTCTGTTGAAAATCACTGAAATAGAAAGTTTTATCGAGGAGGACGACCAATGAGAATAATTTATAATCATGATACCGACGAAATAAAAATGATTAACTTAGTAGAAGATGAAAAGAAAACAGAAATTAAAAATTACAAAAAAGCGAATGTTAAATCACTTTTCCCTAAACGAATACTTAAAACACTAACGATCATAGCAGTATACGAGTTAAGCAAATACGTTACGAATGAAATTATCACACGCAGACAAGCAAACGATACGATAGATCAGTACCCGATGGATTATGAGGTGAGTGAATGATGTTCTGGATTATAGCAACTATTCTTCTAGGAGTAATCGCAATCGTTTCACTTATATACAATGCAGTCAAAGATACTAAGATAGATGCACTTGAATATGAGGTGGCTTACGGTAAGAGAACAGATAATCAAATAATTATAGACAATCAACATAAATTAATAATCTTTCAATATAAAAAAGGTTTAATGAAACCAGAGGCAATACTTAAAATGAGCAAAGCATTAGATGATTTCGGTAATAAAGAATATAAATTGTTGGTAGTAGATAATACATTTAACGTAAGTATCAAATAACTGGAGGTAGTATATGTACACAAAGGAAGATATTAGAGATATGATTGATAATTTTAGAATCACATGCAATACATTGGCTATGATACTTCCAGATGTAGATAGCAATAGTATAGCGCAGTATGGTATTGAAGCCACACTACCTAAGCCACAAGGAGTGAATAGTAGCAAAGTAGAATCAGTTGTACTTGCTAGAGAGAGAGCTCATAGAAATGTGCAAAGCAAGATGGATAAGATAGCGTTTATCAATAACTGCCAAGATAAGTTGAACGAGGACGACTTTATATTCCTAGAAATAATGAAAGGGTATAAGCGCCACGAGATATTACCAGAGACAGAGATGAATAAAAACACCTATGGGGATAGACGTAAGGAAATCATTGATAAGCTATATTATATGCAAAATGACAGTTGTGACACATCAGGACAGTTATGACACATTAGGACACTTCTGACACTATTATGTACTGTACTTAGGTATGGTATATAATATCGATATACGATAAGTTCCAGTGACTTATATATATAAACAACAACACTATATTATATTGAGGCACATCACATTGTGGTGTGTCTTTCTTTATGCTTATTGATATGAACACTACACATGAACTCCAAACATATAACTATTAGTCATGCTGGTAGTGTTGATATGAGTTAGCATATGTCATTACAAAGGAGGAGACACAGTGGAAGTAGTAGTTGTATATGGACCACCATTGAGTGGTAAGACAACGTATGTGAAAGAAAACATAACAGATGATGATATAGTATTCGACTATGACGCTATGGCTCAAGCTATAACCTTTGGTGACTATCAAGATAATAGACCTAATACACAAGATATACTCTTAATATTACGTAATACTATGATTGATTGCACACAAATTAAGAAGGCAGGTAAGTTATACATCATTACTACATTCTTATCTAAGAAGATAACTAACAGGATTGAAGACAATGGTATGAGTTACAAAGCTATCAAGATGGATGTAGATATAGATGTGTGTATCGATAGGTTAAACAAAAGCGATAGACCAAACAAAGAAGGACTTAAGAAGGCTATAAGAGAATGGTATTCACGTGGTATTAACAAGCCAGCAAGTGATCGTAAGGTAGATAAAGAAACGAAAAGGTTTTATAAGTCTAAAGAGTGGCGTAGGTTGAGGGAGTTGGTATTGATTAGAGATAATTATGAGTGCCAACATTGCAAAGAAAAAGGAATTGTTAAAACGATAAACCCAGACAAGCATAAATCATTGGATGTAGACCATATTAAAGAGTTAGATAGTCATCCAGAGTTAGCATTAGACATGGATAACTTAGTTACATTATGTATTAGTTGTCACAACAAGAAACATAATCGTTATCAAAACGGATTTCCTACTAAAAAAAATAAATGGTCAAGTGATGAATGGTGGTAATTTTTAAAACCAAAAATTATTTTGAGAAATAAATTTATATAAAAAAATAATTTAATCCCCCCGTCAAAAAATTTCAATTTTATTTTACGTCGGGGAAACGAGGAAGGGGATTCTTTTCTCGACATTTGCTAACAAATTTCGCGTATAACCCCCTCCCTACAGCATATATAGAAAAGAGGTGATAACTGTGGAAAGAGATGAACAACAAATCAAAGAACATGAGGCACGAGTAGATAAAGAAAAGAAACGCTTAGATAAGGTTTTTCAATCTATACCCGATGATAAAAAAAGAGTAGCTCAAGGCTTAATTGTTCAAGCTGCAAGAATGCGTGTATTACTTGATGACGCATGGTTAGATATCCAAGAAAACGGCGACTATGAGTTATTCACTCAATCAGAAAACGCCCCTCCGTACGAACGTGAAAGACCAATAGCAAAAATTTTTAATTCTCGTGACGGTGCTTATCAGAAAATCATACAACAACTTACGCGGTTGTTACCTGAAGATGTGGCGCAAGAAGTGAAGGAAAAAGGTAGGAGTTTATTATGACGAAAGTAAATAAACATGTACAACGGTACATAGATAAATATAAAAACGGTGAAATCAATTTAAACAGTGACCGAATTAAATTGATAGATCACTTAGAACTTAATGTTTTGTATCGAGAAGATTTATATTTCGATGATGAGCAAATAGAAAAGTGTATTGCTTTCACAGAAAAGTTTTATTTTAAATTACAGCCGTTCCAGAAATTTCTAATCGCATTTATTTTCTTATTTGATGAAGAAGATGAATTATACTTTGAACAGTTCTTTTGGTTAGTAGCACGTGGTGCTGGTAAGAATGGTTTGATTAGTGCTTTATCCAATTATCTAATAAGTGAATTACATGGAGTCGATAATTATGACGGAACTGTTGTAGCTAACACTGAGAAACAAGCTAAAACATCGTTTGAAGAAATGCACAGACAAATCATAAAACACAATTTATACAGTGGAAGAATAAATGATGTAGAAGGAGAAGGTTTCTTTGATTTAACCAAATTACGTATAACTTCAGAAGTAACACAAAGTAAATTTGAATTTGCTACAAGTAATGCAGGTAGTAAAGATGGTGGACGTGAAGGATTTATCATTTACGATGAAATTCACAGATATGAAAACAATGACATAGTAGACGTATTCTCTAGTGGGCTTGGTAAGGTAAAGCACCCTAGGGAATTTTTTATAGGCACAGATGGTTTTGTACGTGAAGGTTTCCTAGATAAGTTGAAAGACCGTTCTAAAGCCATTTTAGATGGCGATTCACCCGACGATAGATTATTTCCATTTATTTGTAAGTTAGATCATAAAGAAGAAAAAGATGACCCTACAACTTGGTCTAAAGCGAACCCTATGTTTGAAGAACCTATGAGTGAATATGGTAAACGTCTTTATCGTAAGGTACTAAATCAATATAAAGATTTAGAACATAGTCCTAGTGGTTATGAAAACTTTATTACAAAGCGTATGAACTTGCCTGAGGAAGACTCTAGTAAGATTGTAGCATCTCGTGAAGATGTACTTGCAACGACTCGTAATATTCCACCATTGAAAAATAAAACGGCTATTGGTGGCGTTGACTATGCAAGTATTAAAGATTTTGCAGCAGTTGGTTTATTGTTTAAACAAGGAGATGATGTAGTGTGGATATCTCACTCATTCGCTCGTAAAGGCTACCTAGACGAAGCTAAACTTAAGCCGCCAATTAAACAATGGGAGAAAGACGGTCATTTAACAATAGTAGATGAACCATCAATTAATCCAGTTCATATCGTTAATTGGTTTATAGAAATGCGTAAAAAGTACGCAATCCAAAAAGTAGTAGCCGATAATTTCCGAATGGATTTAATGCGTCCATTGTTTGAAGAAGCAGGTTTTGATATAGAGGTGTTGCGTAATCCTAGAGGTGTTCATAGTAAATTAGCACCACGCATTGAAACGTTATTTGCAAACCATCGTGTCATTTATGGCGATAACCCATTAATGCGTTGGTATACAAATAATGTAGCGGTTCAAATAAAGAAAGATGGCAACAAAGAATTTATCAAGAAAGACGAACACAGAAGAAAAACAGACGGCTTCCATGCGTTCTTACACGCTTTGTATAGCGTGGATGAAATAGAAGAAATTGATTTAGATCAAGCATTCGACTTATTAGATAAACTTGATTTCTAGTTAGGAGGTGATTTATTGGGGATTTTTGATTCAGTATTTAAAAGGAATTTAGAATTACGAGACATGCTTGATTTAGATTTAGCTTATGACCCAGCAAGTAGGTCATATTTGAAACGTATTGCACTTGAAACCTCTATTAACTTTATTGCTCGTACCTTTAGCCAATCAGAATTTTGGGTTAAAGATGGACAAGAATTAGTTAGAGACAAGTTGTATTACAAATTAAATGTACGACCTAATACTGATTCTAGCGCTTCAGATTTTTGGCATAAGGTTATTTATAAACTTGTGTATGACAACGAAGTATTGATTATAAAGACTGATAGCGACGACTTATTGATTGCTGATGATTTTTATAGAGAAGAATATGCAGTCTATGATGACTTGTTTAAAGATGTAGTAGTTAAAGATTATGTATTTAAACGTAATTTTAAGATGGATGAAGTAGTTTATCTAAACTACAACAATGACAAGCTACAAAGGTTTGTAGACGGATTATTCGGTGACTATGGCGAGTTATTCGGTCGTATGATGGACACACAGCTACGTAAAAATCAGATTAGAGGTGTTGTTAAAATTACTAAAGGCGGTGGTGAAATTGCCAATGGTAATATGAGCAAATTGCAGAACTATATAAATAAAATATATGGTCAATTTAACAAAAATGGTGTTGCAATAGTGCCACAAGTACCTGGTTTTGAATACGAAGAATTGTCCAAAGACAATGCAAACGGTACTGACAATGGTGCGGAAAACTTACAAAAAGTTAAACGTTTATTTATTGATGATGTAGCTAAAATCATTGGAATACCATCTAACCTTATCCATGGTGATGTGGCAGACCTTAGCAACGCTATGACAGCTTACATTGATTTCTGTATTAATCCACTTGTTACTAAGATTGAAGACGAGTTAAACAGTAAGTTTTTCACAGAAAGAGAATACTTAAAAGGAAAGTGCGTCAAAGTAGTAGGCATTAACAAGGTAGACCCTATTAAAAATGCGGAGAAAGTAGATAAATTAATATCATCAAGCGCAGCTAAACAAAATGAAGTGCGTGAAATGCTCGGTCTTGAACCCGTAGAAGGTGGAGATCGTTTTATTTTGACTAAAAACTATGAGAAAGAAGATTCAACGGAAGGAGGTGAGACTGATAATGGAGACGAAAAAGGAACTAATCAAAGCAACGTCTAAATATTCGTTTAAGAATGAAGTACAAGACGATAAAGTCATTCTCACCCTAGGAGGACCCGTTGCAGAAACTTCGATATTCGCAGATGAAACTATTAATAGTACTGATATTGCGAATGTATTAGATGATGTGGGTAAAGATGTTGTTATTAGATTGAACAGTCCTGGTGGTGATGTATTCCAAGGTATAGAGATTTATAACTACTTAAAGAATCATCCATCAAACATAACGGTTGAAGTTACTGCTTTAGCTGCAAGTGCTGCATCAATTATTGCTATGGCAGCTGATTCTATTGTTATGGAAAAAGGTGCTTCAATCATGATACATGAAGCTGCAACTTTAGCTATTGGTAATAAAGCCGATATTAAAAAAACGCTAAACGCTTTAGAAACGATTGATGAATCCATTGTGGACATTTACCAAGAAAAAACCGGTTTAGATCGTGAAGAAATCTCTCAAATGATGTCTGAAGAAACTTGGTTTACAGCTAAAGACGCAGTAGACAAAGGTTTTGCAGATGATACAAAAGAGAAGGTTGGAACACCTAAAGAAACTAAAGTAGAAAATAACGCAGAAATTATTGAATTAAGAGAGCAAGTTGAAAACTTAACAAATATAGTTAAGTCGTTTGAAAATACAAATAAAAAACCTAAAACTAAAAGGTTATTATAGGAGGAAAAAGTATGACGATGAAATTTAAAGACACAATCAACAAAGACGTTGAGAATTTAAAGAATGAATATTTTAACGCAGTACGTAATGAAGAAGACCAAGAGGTAGTAGAAAATAAATATGGTGAATATATGGCTGCCTTTTCTCAAAACTTACAAAATGAAGTGTTAAAAGAAGCACGCGAAGAAGTACACAACACAACTACTGATAAGCAAGTACGCATGAATCGCGGAGATAATATTTTAACAGCAGAAGAAAACCGTTTCTTCAAAAATTTAGTAGAAGATGAAGCTAACTTAGACACTTATAAAGAAGAGGTTATCTTGCCTGAATCTACGGTATTACGTGTATTTGAAGATATGCAAAAGGCACGCCCTTTATTATCTAAAATTAACTTCCAAATTGCTGGAATTAAGACACGTATGATTGTCGGAGACCCAAGTGGTGCTGCAATTTGGGGAGAAATCTTTGGTAAAATACAAGGGCAAATTCAAGCTAATTTCAAAGAATTGAATTTCTCTCAAAACAAATTAACTGCTTTTACTATTGTACCTAAAGATATGCTTGACTTTGGTCCTGAATGGGTTGAACGTTATGTGCGTTTACAATTAGCAGAAGCTATGGCTCTTAAATTAGAAGAAGGCGTAGTATTAGGTAATGGTGCAGCATCTAACCAACCATATGGTTTAACTAAAGATTTAACATACGACACTGACGGTGTAACTGTAACAGGCGCAGCAGATAAAACATCAACTGGTACATTAACATTTGCAGACGCTCAAACTACTGCTAATGAGCTTGCTGAAGCATTAACAACATTATCTACTAAAGAAAACGGACATAAAGTAGATGTAACATCAGGTGTAACTTTAGTGGTTAATCCTGCTGACCAATTCTATATTAAAGCTCAAAATACTATGCAAACAGTTAATGGTGCATGGGTTACATCATTACCATTTAATGTAGATGTTATTGCATCTGAATTTGTGAAAGAAAATCAAGTATTATTTGTGGTCGGCAGTCGTTACTACGCAGTGCAAACTGGTGCAGTTAACATTAAATCTTATGACCAAACGTTAGCTTTGGAAGACGCAGACGTATTTATTGCTAAACAATTTGCACATGGTATGCCTGACGATAACAAAACTTCATTAGTATATGACTTAGATATTGCTGCGAAACCTAGTGGCGGTAAAGATGAACCTTCTGACGTAGGTGCTTAATAGAGAGTGGTGGTTCAATGATCGAGCAAAAACAAATTGATGAAATGAAAAGACGATTGAAGATATTTCATAAATTCGAAGATAATCATATCAAGTCTTTACTTGAGCAATCGTACGAAGATATTCAATTTAGATGTCAAAAATTTGTAATTGGTAAAAATATAAGAGGCACAGAACTTGTGTATGAGCGTGCAAGGTATGCTTATAACGACGCATTAGAATATTTTCACGAAAACTTTTTACCGCAAATCACGTCTTTCGCTTTAGAAAATATGAAGGAGATTGATTATGAAGAAGAGTTATAAACCACCAGAAATAAGTAATGGAGACCTTAGAGTTCCCGTTACTTTTTTTCGTATGATTGAAAATGAAGGTCCTTTACCTGGTAGTACTCAAACCGATGATGTTTTTACTACACTTTGCGAAGTTTATGAAAGTTCAACAAAAGACTTAGAGAAAACAAGTAATGTTACAGGCACAAACAAAGTGACTATTAACTTTAGAAACCCTCATTCAGATTACCGTATTAATCATTCAGATACGTTTGAATTAATTCATGATCTTTATCAAAATTTAACATTTAGAGTCATTGATTTTGCACCCAATTCGAGTAATAAAGAGATTATTAAAGTGGTAGGTGTAGCTAATGACAATTAAATTAAAAGGCATGAAAGAAATAGAGAAGGCGTTAGAACAAAAGTATGGAGCTAGAAAAATGCGTCAAATAACAGATGAAGCATTGGTTGCTGGAGGAAAAGTAATAGTCAAAGAAATCAAGAAAAACTTCGAATCATTTGAAGATACTGGCGCAAGTATAGACGAAGTTACGTTATCAAAACCATTTATTTTAAACGGTGTTCGTACAATTAAAATCCACTGGAAAGGTTCCAAAAATCGTTATACAATCATTCACCTAAATGAATTCGGTACTATCAAGAATCCTAACCCGAGAGGTAAAGGTGCTGTTGATAGAGCTTTAAGAAGTGGTAGAGAAACATATTTTAAAATAGTTAAAAGACGATTAGAGAAAGGGTGATGCAGATGAGGGACATCTTGATGGATATTTATAATGTGTTGATAAATGATAATCAAGTTTTAGAGCATGTGGGAAAAAGAATTAAGTTCTATGAATACCCAGAACCTGCTGATGCGTCTAAACCCTATATTGTCATGAGTGAAGTTGACGATACTTTGCCAGTCGAATATGCAGACAACGATAACATGGCTTTAAGTTACTTGGTACAGATTGATTTATTTGTGCCAGAATCAAAAAATTATCAAGCTTATTACGTTAGAAATCAACTTAGTTATCATATATCTAGGTTGATGAAAGATAAGTTGGATATGGAAAATACAGCTAATGCAAAACCAGAATACGATAGAGAATTAAAAATTTACAGGTCCACTCGTAGATACGAGGGGGCCTTTTATCGTTCTGAATTAAATTTATAGGAGGAATTAATATGCCAAGAAAATACAATTCATTTACAGGAATTAGAGGATTTCATTATAAACCTTTAGATTCAGAAAAAGTAGGAAGTGTAACTGACCCACAAGCAATTAAGTATTTACAAGAAATTTCAGTATCAAAAGAACAATCTATTGAAAAAGGATATGGTGATAACGTAGTAGCTGAATTAGCTGTTTCAAACGGAACGGTTGAATTAGAATCAACTTTCCATCACTTACCTATTGAAGACAGAGAAGTGCTGTTTGGTCTTGATAAATCAAAAGAAGGTATTTTAGGTGTAGGTAACAACACGCCACCTTACGTATCAGTAATTTTCGAAAAAAACTACAGAATCAGGCGCTTCTGAATACGTTGGTCTATTAAAAGGTATGTTCACATTCCCTGAAATGTCTGGCCAAACAAAAGAGGACGGCGTTGAATTCTCACAAGATCAATCTACAGGTGAATTCATGCAAGCAGAAGTTGAAGGATTTGAAAATGAACAAACAATGTTACTTGGTCGTGATGAAAAAGGCTCTACTGTTATGCGTGACGCTATTTGGGAAAAAGTTTTTGGAGTGGCACATCCTGACGCTGGCAGTACTGAAGATACGTCAAGCTCAGATATTGGAGCGTAAATAATAGGAGGTTTTATAAATGGCTAAATACGAAGTGACAAACACTTTTAAAGATTTACAAGATAACAATAAATTGTATAAAAAAGGTCAAACATTTCCTAGACCTACTAATAAAAAAATTGAAGAAGAACGTATTTTAGAACTATTGTCTAGTGAAAACAGACAGAAGAAACAGTTAATTAAAAAAGTTGAAGACTAATTTTGAGGGCTTAATGCCCTCTTTTTATTTACAAATAAAAATATAAAAACACAAAAATCAAAGGAGTTTTAAAAATGGCAGAAATTAATTATATTCGTTTAGTTCAATTAGATAAAGAAGGTAACCCAGTGGAAGATAAGAATGGAAATTTCAAATTCGATACTTATTTCACATCTAATTTCATTCCTTATCGTAAAACTTATGAAGCTACTGAAATTATGGAAGGCAAAAATAATGAAGGCAAAGAATTAAGTGAAAAAGATATGGTTGACCGTATGCTTGATTTCTTAATTGATATCTATAATAACCAGTTTACACGCGACGACCTTTTAGATCGTTTACATTCACCAAATGCTAATGATGAAATCAGAGCGCAAGTAGAATTTGTTGCAGCTGGACAAATGGATGAAGAAAGAAAAAAGCAATTAGCAAAAATGATTTAAAAAATAAAAGCATTACTTGGTCAGAACACAAACAAAATTTAAAGAAAATAGCGTATGACATGATGAAAGAGGGCGGAAAAGACATTAATGATGTTTTGGACATGCCCTTTTCTTTTTTTATGGACGTTGTTGAAGACGGTAAAAAACCTTTCAAACAAGTTGAAAAGAAAGACAGTATGTTAGATGCATTCACCAATTTATAAGTAAGGAGGTGGAAAAATGGCAGAAAGAATTAAAGGCTTGCAAATAGATCTATCTATGAAAGATATGGGGATAGGTGCAACACTTGCTGGCGTTAAACGTAGTTTTAAGACTTTGAATTCTGATTTAAAATTATCGAGAAATAATTTTAGAAACTCAGAAAAAACTATGACCTCATATAAAAATAGAATTCGAGAACTTGACGGAGCTACTAAACAACAAAGAAATAATGTTAAAGAACTTCGCAAACAATACCAGCAAACAGCTAAAGAACAAGGTGCAAATAGTGCGAAAGCTGCAAGGTTACGGACAGAGTATAATAAACAAGCTGATACTTTAAATTACCTAGAACATGAGTTAGAACAAACTACAAGTTCGTTTAAAAACTTTCAAAAGGAATCGCAAGCAGCTGCTAGAGTATCTAACAGTAGTTTTGGCAGACTAGGTAAGAGTTTTACTGAAATGGGTCCTAAGATAAATAAAGTGGGCGAATCAATGAAAAGTGTTGGTCGTTCAATGTCTATGTATGTTACAGCACCAGTTGTAGCTGGATTTGGCTTAGCTGCAAAGACTAGTATAGATTTCGATGATTCTATGCGTAAGGTTAAAGCAACATCTGGGGCTACTGGTAAAGAGTTTAACTCACTACGTGATAAAGCGTTGGAAATGGGTGCTAAAACTAAGTTTAGTGCATCTGAAAGTGCTGATGCCTTGAACTATATGGCGCTTGCTGGTTGGGATTCAAAACAGATGATGTCTGGTATTAGTGGTGTTATGGATTTGGCAGCCGCATCTGGCGAAGATTTAGGACAAGTGAGTGATATTGTAACTGATTCACTTACAGCGTTTGGAATGAAAGCTAAAGATAGTGGTAAATTTGCTGATGTACTAGCACAAACAAGTTCTAAAGCTAATACAGATGTAAAAGGGTTAGGTGACGCATTTAAATATGCAGCACCCGTAGCAGGTGCATTAGGTTACAGCGTTGAAGATACATCTATAGCTATTGGTTTGATGAGTAACGCTGGTATCAAAGGAGAAAAAGCAGGTACGGCATTACGTACTATGTTCACTAACCTTTCTAAACCTACAAAAGCAATGAAAAACAAAATGGATGAACTTGGCATATCAATCACAGATAGTAACGGTGAAATGTTACCAATGCGCGATGTTATGGATCAGTTGAGAAGTAGTATGGGTGGTTTATCTAAAGACCAACAAGCGGCAGCTGCGGCAACTATATTTGGTAAAGAATCTATGAGTGGTGCGTTAGCAGTGGTTAACGCATCAGAAAAGGATTATAAAAAGCTTACTAAATCCATTGATGGGTCAAAAGGTGCTTCTAAACGAATGGCTAAAGAAATGGAAGGCGGAATTGGTGGTTCGATGCGTAAGATGAAATCTGCGGTTGAATCATTAGCAATTAGTATAGGAGATGTAGTAGCACCATTTATAGGAAAAGCAGCAGACGCTATCGCAGGTTTAGCAACCAAATTAACTAATCTACCTGGTTGGTTACAAGGTACGATAGTAGCATTCGGTGCATTAGCAGCTGCAATTGGTCCAATTGTTTTAGTAGCTGGACTGTTCACTGCTTCTATAGGAAGTATTATGGGTGTATTAGGACCATTAATGGTAGGAATAAAAGAAGCTGGTGGGGCTATGGCTTTCTTAACTAGCAAAGCTCCATTAGTAGCAATTGCACTAAAAGGCATTGGTTCCGCAGCTACATTCATGTTAGGACCTTGGGGGCTAGTAATCGCTGGTGTCGTAGCTTTAGGTACAGCATTAGTAGTAGCGTATAAAAAATCTGAAACATTTAGAAATATAGTTAATGGTGCTTTAACAGCTGTAGTTAATGGGTTCAAAGCGCTTTGGTCTGGTGTTATGACAGTGCTAACACCAATCGGGCAAGCTATCGGCAAATTCGGACAACAAATTGCTAAAACATTTAGCCAATTTTGGGCAGAAAATGGTCCGCAATTTATGCAAGCATTAAATAACATAAAAACTGGATTTGTGGTTATGTGGACTTTTATACAACCAGTATTATCACAAATAGGTTCATTATTCAAAACAGTATTCAGTGGAATACTTTCCTTTATCCAATTTATAATGCCTGCAATACAAGCAATTTTTAAAGTAGGTTGGACTTTGATTAAATATATTTTTGTTTCAACATGGCAGGCCATAAAAGGCGTAGTCATGGGTGGACTAAATGTTATCATGGGTGTAATCAAAGTATTCTCAGGAATATTCACAGGTGATTTCAGAAAAATGTGGGAAGGCGTAAAACAAATATTCTTTGGTGCTTTCCAATTTATATGGAATTTAGTACAACTTTGGTTTGTAGGTAAAATCTTTGGTGTGTTCAAGTTAGGATTAAACTTAATAAAATCAATTGTATCGGGTTCACTAGGTGCTGTGAGAGGTACTTTCTCAGGAATCTTGGGTTCCATTTGGGGAATAGTAAGAAATATATTCACATATATATGGAATTTTATTAAATTAATTTTTACTAACATTGCTAATTTTACTAGGGCAATTTGGAATAATATAAAACTTTTAGTAACTAACCCAGTACGAGGAATTTATAATATCGTAACTGCACAGTTCCGTTTACTTTCTAGTATAGCTAGAGCAATTTTCTCAGCTTTATCTAAAGTAATAGGGGCTATTTGGCGTGGAATTAGAAATACAGTGGTAGCAATCGCAAAAGGATTGTATAACGCAATTCGGAATAGATTCCATTTATTGAAAAATATTGTTTTTAGTATTACACGTGCATTAGGCAATGCGCTCAAAGCAACATGGACATGGATTAAAAATACAATAGTTGGATTAGCACGTAGTTTATATAATACAGCTAAAAATGTTTTCACTACTATGAGTAATGTGTTGCGCGCAATAACTTCAACGTTGTCTAAAATAGTGAAGTCGATTTGGTCTGGATTGAGAAACGCGGTTGTTAAAACCATTCGAGCATTGTTCAATACAGCTAGATCAATTTTTAATTCTATAAGAAAAACCTTAACAAACATTACTCAAGGCTTAAAAAATGCAGTGACTGGTAAATGGCAAGCACTCAAGAAATCTATTACTAATTTAGCGACTGGTGCTAAAAATGGAGTAGTCAACGGATTCAAAGGTATGTACAACAAAGGCGTAGAGTGGATGAATAAACTAAAAGGTTTCATTACTAACGCTAAAGAAGGATTTAAGAAAGTTGCTACTAGTCTTGGTAAAGGTGTAGCAAACGGTGCTATATCTGGACTTAACGCTATGATAGACGGAATCAATAGTCTTTCAAACAAAATAATGAAGAAAAAACTTATTAAGAAGAGTATTCCTAAACTTTCTACAGGTACAGGTGTTAACCCTGCTGTTAAAACTGATTCACAAGGTAGATTAAAACGTTCTACTAAAGCCATCGTAAATGATAAAGGCTTCGGCAATGGTAAGGGGCCAAATGGTCACAAGGAACTTATATATCGTAAGGGTGGCAAAATTGAACAACCTAGAGGTAATAATAAGAAAGTAAGTCTAAAACGTGGTGACGGTGTAATAAACGGAACACAGGCTAAAGCACTAAGACCTCACCTAGCTAGTGGTACAGGATTGAAAGATAAGTTATTCGATACAGTAGCTAGTGGAGCAGGAGTAGTTAAAGATACAGCTTCTAAAGGTTATCATAAAGCTAAATCAGGAGCTTCTAGTTTAATTGAAGGTGGAAAAGACTTAGCAGGTAAAGCTAAGGCAGCCTTTGATAAAGCTATTGGTGATGTTAAAGACTACATCAAAAATCCAATGAAACTTATAGATAAAACACTTAAATTCTTCGGTGTAGACTTCTCCAATGTAAAAGGTGAAGCTATGGGTGGAATGATGAGCTTTGGTTATAACGGTCTAAAAAACATGATTAAAGATTTAGTTACTGGATGGTTTGATGAACTAGAAGGTGGGGATGGGGATGCTAGTTGGTTATTAAATGGCAAACATCCTATTCTACAAACTTTCGGTAATTATACTGGTGGATTAATGTTTAATGGTGGACGACACTACGGTATTGATTTTGGTATGCCAACAGGTACTAAGATTAAGGCACTAACTGATGGTACAGTTACACAAGCAGGAGCAGTTGCAGGTGGCGGTGGCAATCAAGTTACCCTAAAAGAACCAGGTGGCAAATGGTATCAATGGTATATGCACATGAGCAAAATACTAACTAAAAAAGGGGCCAAAGTTAAAGCAGGAGATTTATTAGGTTTATCAGGTAATACTGGTAACTCAACTACTCCTCACTTACACATTCAACGTATGAAAGGTTATCCATCTAATGAGACAGCTGTTAATCCAATGTCTTGGTTGAAATCACTTACTGGTGGTGGTAAATATGCTAGTACAATTAAGAAAGCATTAGGATTAGCTGGATTACCACAAACTGATAAGTACATCAAAGCGTGGCAAAGTCAAGCTAAGACAGAATCTACGTTTAATCCAAAAGCTAAAAACCCTAGTGGTGCATCTGGTTTAGTACAAGTTAAACCTGCTACATTCAATCAGTATAAGTTACCTGGACACGGTAATATTTGGAATCCTTTAGATAACTTAATAGCTGGTATGAGATACGCTAAAGCTAGATATGGACCTAAGAAAATGCTGAACCAAATTGGACACGGCTTACCTTATAAGAACGGTACAAATTACGCCACTAAAGGATTGCATAATGTGTTTGAAGAAGGTGGAGAAATCATCAATATGCGAGGTGGCGAACAAGTCATCCCTAATGATGTTTCTGTAGCTGCAATAGAACGTGTAGTAAATAGTGATGTCTATGGAAAAACTCAATCTGCAGTGGCTCATGTTATTAAACAGTATGCAGATCAAATTAGAAGTAGAGAAAATGACATACCAAGAAAACACAATAGTTTCCATTCTAATGATGCTAAGTATTATAAACAAATGATTGAACGTCAAGATAAGACAATAAGTAAGTTGGAACAGTCTATAGATTTGCTAACTAAAATGGTAGCAAGTACAAGAAATATCGAACAACAACCTAAAGGATTTACTGAACGTGATGTAAGCAAAGCACAAGGTAGACGTTCGAGAAATCAAACGTATATAACGGGAGGTGTTTTATAATTTGGCAGGAGAAAAATGGGTTAAAATCTTAGAAAACAATAATGATACAGTGCTCACGGACATAGAAGGATTTAAATTTCTTGAAGCGGAAGAAGATGATGTGGAAGTTGTAACTAACACTCAAGAGACTAAAGGGACAGACGGAGAAATGGTAGGGCCGAGTAATTTCGGTCCTTTTAATTTGAAATTACGTTTTTCCTATAAAGCCGTTGATATTAAAGATTATAAACTATTCAAAACTAAAATCAGAAATTTAATATATAAAAGAAAGCCTTATTATGTTATTCACAGCGATCAACCGGGAAAAAAATACGCTGTTATGTGTGAAGGGAACGCAATAGAAGATTTAACAAATCAATTCGGAACATTTGAAATAACATTTAATGTCTATAAAGGTTATTCGGAGTCACTTTATGATACAGACAACTATAATTTATCAGATGGTTTGTGGCAATTTGAAAGTGGTGTTTTGCCAGATTCGAATACAAGTTATGAACACACTAGACAACATTTTGAAATATTGAATGGGTCAAGTGACACAATTAATCCTCGTTTACGACATAAATTAAAAATATATATGCGATTAGATGCACCCAATGGATTTAAATTAGTAAACACAACCACAGGTGATATTTTCGAATATAAAGAAGCAATTGATAGTAATGACCGTTTACTTATTGATGGTGCTTATCCGTGGTTATTGCATGACTTACAAGACAAACGATGTGGGCGCAATACCAATCATGGTGTTATCACATTAGCGCCAGGTATAAACAAATTTGAGATATGGGGAAACATAAGTAACACGTCAACTAAATTTACATTCCCATTCATATATCGTTAGGGGTGATTAAATGAACAACATTGATTTAATCGTCACTGATTTAAACGAGAAAATGTCAGAGTTGTTACTAGACTTTGCTTACGACACTTTTAAGTATGAATATGAAAGAAATTCGACAAGAAGCATTAACTTTACAGCTTATATGACAAATTATAACGTTGATATATATAACATGTTACAAAATGAATCATTTATTGAATATAACGGACAACGTTATGTTATTAAAGATACCGATCCAAAAATGGAAGGCAATCTTCATACAAATGAAGTTACTGCACATCATATTATGTTTGAATTTCAAAATCATTTTATAGGTAAAGATTTATTGAATGAAGAATTAAATGAAGAAGAAAATGAAGATGATGATGACGAAGTTAAAACAAAATACACATTAAAGCAGTTTCTGGATTATGGTTTCAAAAACAATGTATTAGGTTACACTTATGAAATTGTTGGTTCTTTTAATGAAGCTAAAACTATTGATGATATAGGCGGTAAAAATGGAATTGAACACTTGAACGAGGGTGCAGATTTATTCGGGTATATATACTTTGCAGATAACAAAAATATATATATATATGATGAAGATAGCTTTTATAAACAATCTGATATAGTTATAAGACATTTATACAATACGGACGAAACAAGCGTGTCGGTTAATACTGCTGATTTAAAAACACGTATTAGAGGATTTGGCAAAAAGAAATCAAAAACAGAAACGAAAAATTATTCGCCTATTAAACCGCCAAACTTAACATATCACGGAGAATTTATAAAAGAAGGAACATGGCGTACCGAACAAATCGGTGCGTCTTTTTCATGTGATGTGAAGTGCAAATGGGGTAATGAAACCATTACTTTTAAACTTAAAAAAATGTTGCGCGGTGGCATTATGACATTATATTTAGATGGTAACAAAATAGGCGACTTTTCATGTTATAGCAAGTCAGCAACTTCTGAAAATATCATATTAGGTAAACGACTATCTAAAGGATCACATACTGTTAAAGCAGTTTTTAAAGGTCCTAATCCAGATGTCGATTATAAGAAGAACAAACCTACTATGTACGTTGGAACAAAAACGGCGAAAGTTGTCGACACAACAGCAGTACTAAAAGGAACAGATGTATATCATGCAGTTGAAACTTATACATCGCCTAATGCTAAAGTATTCGGCATACGTGAAGCAGCCGAATATACAAACGATAAAGTGTTGGATAGCAGTACATTAATTAAAGAACTTAAAAATCAATTACATGATGAGCCTGTAGTGGAATTATCTACAAATTATCTAGACACAGAAAAAGTTAATGAACGTGATTCTATTTGGTTTATTCATGAGATTATGCAATTTGATACCGAATTAAAAGTTGTGAGTTTAACCAAGCTGCACCCTTATATGAATGAACCAGATGAAATAGGTTTTAGCAACAATCAAAATGACATCATACAAATACAACAAAACATCAATAATAAAATTAAAAATGTCAATAAAGCACTAGATAGAAGTCGAATAAATAATCTAAATAATCAACCGACAGATGATTACGAAATTGTGGGGAGCGTGTTAATCGATGGCTAAAGAAGTAGATATTGTAAGATGGCGTTTTAATGGTGAAGACGCTTTTCCGCAAACACATGCAGACGGTGTTGTTGGTTTAGATGAATATATTGAACAATACTCAAATACGTCTGATACAGGTTGGATAAGTATTGATAGCGGAGAAATGGTTAAACCGAACGACTTTATATATGGTTTCAATACAGCTTATAGGTTAAAAAACGACATGCTTATTATAAGAATTAATTTAAAAAATATTAAAGATAAATCAATACTTAAATTACCACCACAATTAATAAGCTATCCACAAGAAACAATGGTTAATACAAGTAAATTACCGATACAAATTAACATGCAAATTGACGGAAACATTTATTTCAATACAACTAAATATAATAAAGATTGGAGTTCTGATGACTATGTTTATCAAGAACTCCATTTTTGTATCAATTAATGGAGGCGCATTAAATGAAATCAATGAGATTAACAAAAGATTTAAGCAATAAATTAGACCAAAATTTCAGACGACAAAACATTGGAAATTATAAAAACATCGAAACTGCAATCAATGATATTTACAACTATACTCGTAAACATAAAAATGAAGAAAAAAACGCACACTCAGCTAATCAAATACGATATAAAAATACAGATGTTGAAACGATTATCAAACATTATTTAGGACGTTATAAAGGTATTGTGGTTAGTTCAAGCGGTAACGGTATAGAAGAAGTTAGAGATAGTCGAACATCAGTTGATGGTGAAAATCACGAATTGTTAGCTGAACGACTTTTATATGATTTTTTACAAATCCAACAAGAAATTGAATCGGTAGACAAAAAGTTTATTGAGATTAACTTTGATACGTACTTTCCAGATAAGACAGGGGAAAAGCCAATGGGAGACTTAATCCAAAAAGCATTAGATGATATAGGTAAATCAGAGGCCGCGGTACACTGTATATCAAAAATGGTACTTATTTAATCAATAGACGTTTATATATTCCGTCTAATACAACTATTAAAATGGAAAGCAATACTGTCCTCTTGCGTGGTCACGCTGGAGGTTTTTTTGATAATGGCGATCCTAATACTAACACACGTGGATATGACGGGCCAGGCAATATACACATTATTGGTGGAACATTAGACAATAACTATGAAGAAATAGATAAATATCCTACCAAACAAGTAAATATGATTAACTTACGACATGCTGATAATGTAACTTTTACAGATATGACATTCAAAAATAGTATTTCTAATCATGTTTTTGATGTGAACGGGACACGTAATTTAAAAATACTGAATTGTAAGTTTGAAGGTTATATTAATCTAAACGGTAAACCAAGCGCGCAGGCTGAAGCAATACAGCTTTCCGAATATATACCAGGTGGTATTGATGGTGGCGTTGTAGATGGAACGCCTACACGTGACGTAGTAATTGAAAACTGTAAATTCTCACGTTCTAATCAATTAGGTGGTTTTGACACTTGTATCGGTAATCACATTACAGCATATAATGTATTTAATGAAAATATTGAAATTAATAACAATACTTTTGAAGATTGTTATATAGGCGTAAGACCATATAAATGGAATATTGTAAAAATGACCGATAACATTTTTGTGGGAAATGATGAATGTATTCGTATTTCATCGGTTGGTGGTAATTATGGCGCTAGTGCTTCCGATATCAATGGCGTACCTAGTGGGAAATCACAAGCGGGTAATTTATACACAATCAGAGGTAATACATTCAGAAACTATAAGACAGTTGCAGTTGGAGCATATGGACAAGAATATGAAGATAGTCGAGGATATGTGGGTAATTTACACATTAAAGATAATACATTCTTATGTGACAACAATGATAAAGGTGTGAATATAGATGTAGTGTTATGCAGAAACATTCACATTAAAGACAACTCAATGGAATATGCTAGACGCGGCATTCAAATTATGGCTTGTCACAATATTTACATTGATAAAAATCATATCGAACATATGAAAACGGAAGGTATCTATCTTCAAGTTTCAGTATACTCTGGTTACGCTATGCAAACTAGACACCTGCATGTAACTAACAACACAATAAATACTACCGGGCGTAATGGCTATTTCTTCCAGAATACACAAAACTTATATATATTATCAAACAGTGTTTCTAATACAAATGAGGCACAAGAAGGGGACGCTTTACGTGGTGGCATTTATTTGAACAAAGTTCAAGATGCACGCATCGAGAACAATGATGTTTGGGGTACTAAAAAGGATTTTGTGATACGTGGATCTGATTTAACAGGTGTTATTGCATTCAATAATGGCGGTCAAGGTGAAATGAAAATGTGGGGTGATAATGCTGTTGTAGGTTATTACAACGTAGCATCAGATGACAATATTTATAGATATGAAACAAAATCGGAAGGGTGATTAAATGGTTAATTTCGAGACTGCACCAAATAAAACAGCGAGAATAAATTTAGATACAAATGCAAAATTAGAGCCACGTTCAACTTTGAATGTGGCTTTTTCTACTGCAGATCAAGATACGGCAATATTGAAATTTATAGTTACGCAAGATAGTAAACCACTGTATTTAGGGGAGGCTAATATTGAAAGTAACATCTATTTAAAACATTCAAATGGTTCACATATCAGCCACCCGTTAACTATTACTGATGGTTTGAATGGAGAATTATCGTTTCAATTACCTAATGACTTCGGAAAAATACCAGGTCAAGTAACAGCTCAAGTCTATGTAGCGAGAAAAGGCGAGAAACAAGCAGCTGTTGCAGAAAGAATATTTAGTTTTACAATTGAAAAATCATTAGCTTGGGAGTTTGATTCAGAAACAAAACTTGCTTACATTGTTGAGTTTAATGAATTGCGTGAGCGTATTTTAAATAGACAAAAAGAAATAGAAGATGCAATGGCTAATGCAGAGGACTATGTAACACAGTTAGAACAAGCTAGAGAAAAAGGATTATCTGATATTGAAATAGCTAAAGCTAATAGTTTAGAGGAGTTAAATGATTTAGCTAACACAAGACTACAAGAAATCAATAATAAAGGTACAGAATATTTAGACAGTTTAGACAATACTCAAAATGAAATAGATAAAAAAATAGCTCAATTTAATAGTGATGTGGACGCTGGTGAGTATGTTAAAGAAAGCAATACAGAAAGTTGGCAAAAAAGTAAAATAACATCAGATAATGGTCATGTGCAATCTATAAATACAATCGACTTCAATGAAATTGATAATACGTTGAACAGAAGTGGCTTTTATTATGTAAAAAACGTTATAAACGGTCCTGAAGGAGATTATCAAACTGAAGGGAACATTATTTTATATAAATTTGATAACAATAAAGACCGTTTAAATTATCAACCTAGAAGTTCAAATAAAATTTTTACAAAATATAAATATGGAGAAAATAGCATTTGGTCTGACTGGCATGATTTAACATATGACATGGAAACAACAGAAGGTTCTCAAACTAAAGCTACGCAGACTTTAACAGATGCAAAAACTTATATTGATGAACAAGTCTATGACACAGGTTGGCAACCACTCACTGTTATGAGTAATGTAAGCAAACACGACGGTGCAGGGGAGAGTATGTACCGTATTGTGAATGATGTATGTGAGATGCGCTTTAATATTGGTATTGATAAATGGACGAATGAACTACCTATAATCCAACCACCAGCTAACGCAAAACCAACATCTTCTTTTAGTTTTCTTGCTAGAACAAATGGCAATCCTGGAAAAAATCCAGCCATTATAAGTTATGATAGAAATAAAGGTTACTTCAAACTTTGGACAAACGGCGACAATACAATTAACAGTGGCGATTACATTTATGGTCATGTTGTTTATATGGTGGGGGGCGCTTTAAATGTTTAAACAGGTATTCGATTATAACGGCAATCCTTATATTTTGAGAGTTGATGAAAATAACAAAGTGTTACAGAGTGAAAAAGAAAAATATAAACTATATAAATTTACAGACGTTGCACCGCCAAGTAATTTATACCCGCCACGTACTTTTGATGGTAGTAAGTGGTATGGTGCAACAGCAGAAGAATTTGAAAATAATAATAAGCCGCCAGAGATTGTGCCAAGTAAAATTGAAATGTCATTAGCCCAAGCGCAAATGCAAGTAACCAAGACAGCTAATCAATTAGTAAAGTCTCAAAAGGAACAAGCAGAAACTTTAAAAGAATTAACTAAGAAAGAAAAGCGTATTCAACAATTAGAAGAACAACAAGCTCAAACGATGCTCGAAATTGCTAAATTGAAAGGGGAATAAATTATGTATCCAGGTTTTGATTCAATCAAATACTTTTATGATATTAACTGCTATACAAACGAGGATATTCAAACTTACGTGGATTTAGACGCTTTGACTAAAGAAGAATATAAAAAAATCACAGGTGAAGAATACCCAGAAGAACCACAGGCTTAGGCTTGTGGTTTTATTTTATAGAAAGTGGGAGGCTCAATGTTGAATGAAAGCGAACTAACTTATTGGATTGTCTTTACAGTTATACCCATGATAGTAACAGTTGTTGGGTTATTTCTTAAAGTAAGTAAAGACAAGAAAGATAATGAAAATAGAATTACGCGTATAGAATCAGAGGTAGAAGATCATAACACTTCATTAAGAGATATCAAAGAAGAACAAAAACAACAACGTGAAGATACAAAGGTTATCTTAGAAGTTAGTTCAAAGATTGATAGTTTGAATAGTCGTTTTGATAAATTCGAAGACCGATTTTATACACATCAAAATAATCAATTAACTAAAAAGTAAGGTCGTCACAGAGCAGTGACGGCCTTTTTATATTAATTAGGAGGAATTATAAATGGAACAGATTATCGCATTTGCTGCAGTCATTGCAGTTATTACAGGAGCACTAACGGAAGTTATCAAACGAACAAAAAAAGTGCCGAAGAATTTTATACCATTAGTATCAATGGTCATTGGTTTAGTTATTGGAGGCGTTACGATATTTATTCCAGAAATTGTAAGTGAGTTATCGGTAGCAGGTCGATTACTAGCTGGTCTAATCAGTGGCTTAATGGCTACAGGCATTTGGGAAACATTCAAAAACCGTGAGGGCAAAAACGTAAATAAAATCGGAGGCGGAGGCGTTAAGTAATGGCTAGAGAATATATAGGTAAATGGAACGGCGTAGATGTGTATTTTGACCTATTACCAATCGGCACAAGACGTAGCGGGCAAAAGCTCACTACAGGCAACCCTGCATTTGCAGTGGCGCATGACACAGGCAACCTAAACACGACAGCGCAAAACAATGTAGACTATTACAGAAATTCCTATAACATTGATTGGTCGCTTGTAGCGAGTGCGCATGTTTTCGTTGATGACAAGGAGGCTATTATTTGCATACCTGTCACAGAGAAAGCGTGGCATGTGCTTTATAATGCCGTTACGGATAACAACTGGTACGACCTAGACTCAAACGATGCCGCATTTGGCGTTGAGGGGTCGTATTTCTCAGATAAAGCACGATCTAAAAAGTCACTTGATAACTTAGCGCGTATCTTGGCTTACCTTTGCGACTACTGGAAGATAGATCATAAAACAGAAATGCCAGGCCACCAAGATATACAAGCAGGCAAAGTAGACCCTGGCAACTTACTCGAGGCTGCAGGGTACAGCCGCAATATCAGCAATCTTGATAAGCTAGTGAACAAGTATATCGGCGGTGTACAAGAAGATGACAACATGCCCGATGAGGTCAAAGAGCCGACAAAAGAAAAACCGACAGAGTCGCCTCAGTCGCAAGTCAAGCTGAAAGAGGCTATCGAGTACATGCACAGCATGAAAGGCCAATACATTGATTTTGACAACAAGTTTGCTTATCAGTGTGTCGATGTCATCACTGATTTTGTGCATCATGTCACAGGCGGCGTGAGATTTTGGGGCGATGCAAAAGACCTTATCAATAACGTTATGCCTAAAGGTTGGAAAGTGATCGAGAACACACCTGACTATATCCCACCTGTCACAGCAATCGCTGTATACACGAAAGGCATCTACAGCAGGTGGGGTCATACAGGCCTAGTTTGGGATAACTCAGGCGGCACTGAGACCTTTACTATCTTAGAGCAGAACTATGATGCTCAGGCCAACACGCCTGCTAAGCTAAGAGTCGATGACTACTCAGGCTTATCGCACTTTATCGTTCCTGACTTTGCTGACGACAGTGTAGACCTTGCAGACATCGGCACAGTTAAGCCTAAAGAGACGAAATCAGGCAAAGCGTTGAAACTTAACTCTATTCCGCCTAAAAGCCTTACATGGTCAAATCAGGCATATTTCAAAGCAGTCGCAGACAATGAGGGCGTTACAATTTGCAAGCCTAATCATAATAACGTGATGACATTGACTAGCGAAGAATACGGACAGGGCGACGTGTTCTATGTTTATGAAATTCGTGACGGTTGGGCGCGCGTATACAGCCCTAGCAATAATGGCTATGTATGGCATGAGCGTTTACGCATTACTGAGATTTATAAGCCTGCAGGTGGCGACAACAAACACGACAAGCCTGACAAGCAAGCTGTAAGTCAAAAAGACAAAGCAAAAGCCGCTAACAAGTTAAGAGTCGGGGGTATCCCACCCGCTAAAATCAAATGGGGTCGTAAGGCGAAGTTCAGAGGTAAGCTCGACTATTACGGCGCTGCAATCGCAAAACGCTCAGGCAAAAAAGGCAACTATAGCTGGAGCGTGACAAACGAAACCTATCCAGCAGGATATGATGATTTCTATATATTTGAAATCTTAGACGGTTGGGCACGCGTGTACAGCTCAAGCAATAATGGTTGGGTATGGCACGAACGTTTAAGAGTTGTAGAAAAATATTAAAGATTGCTATAGGTAAGCACCACATAACTAACACTATATTATATTTTAGGGTAGGCACGTACCAGGTGCTTGCCCTATTTTTTTGTGCGTAAGTGTGGTATAATAGGTGTAAGGAAACAGTACATTCGTACTGGTGTGACTGGATATTTTGTGTTCAGACTCACATTGTATAATGATCTATTGGGTCAACTTTTTAAGAATGACCCCCTAAACCACCCACACATGTCACTGGGTGGCTATTTTTTATTTTAAGCTATTATTTTTTAGCATTATATTGTAAAATGGTATGAAAAAGTAGGAAGATAGTTCAATTATGGAGAAGAATAAAAGTTTAGCTAAGATTTATAGTATAAAAGCAATGTACTTTTTAATTGCAGCTTTCGCAAATACAGTTACAATTATTAAAACACAAAATTTCGCCGTTACAATGTTAGGGCTGTTTTTATATTTCACTCCTATAGCAATAGAAAATTATTCAAAGAATACATATAATCTAATTACTGTTATTTTAAGAAGGGTTGGCTATATATTACCGGTTATATTCTTGTTTTTTAATTTGTTAATTATAGTATTAGTCATTAATTTTCAAGGTCTCGATGTTATAATTAGCGAATTTTGGTATATTGGTGTTATTATAGGAGTAACAATACCTTTGATTTTTATAAGTATATTAGATACTTTTCTTTACGGTTTCAACGATGAAGAAATTAAAGCTAGTAATGATACGGTAGAGTATCTGAAAAAGAATAGAGAGCAAAGTAGAGAATTGAAAATAAAACAAGAAAAAGAAATAAAAGAAGAAGATCGTCAATTTAAAGTAGAACGCTCAAAGAGAAAGGGATGATAGTTATGTTTATAACAATTATAAGCGTTTTTGTTGTAAGTGCTATCGTATTATTTTATTTATCGGCAGTAACATTTACTGCTGTGAGAGCTAATGAACATAATGTTAAATTCAGTTTACCAACTTTATTTTTAATACCGTTAATATTAGTTGGAACTCATATGAAAATTTATAATGAACATAAACTTTCAGATAGAAAGAAAGCATTTAGAATGTTCATATTTATATTTAAAAAATATCCAGTTGCGTTGGCGATGTTTTTAACGATTATTACAACTAATGTAGCTGAGCAAAACGTTCGACTGAATAACGGTGCGAATTATAGAAAAAGCAAATCTCTTTACCAAAAGAAACGCAAAAAAATCTATCGATAAAGTTCTTAGAGGCAATGTATATGGGGACATGCTTTGGGGAACATAACCTAACACTCACCAACTGGTGGGTGCTTTTTTTATGCCTAAAAATAATTATGACAATAAGCATAAAAAGCATTGACTTATGACAATTGTCATAGTATATTATATATATAAGGAAAAAACAAAAGGGGACGGTTAAAATGAGAGAACAAATACAAAGATTATTAGACAGTGATTTAAGCAGCTTACACATTGCCAAACAAAGTGATGTAGAACAAAGCACAATTTATCGATTAAGAAGTGGTGAACGTCAATTAGGCAGATTGGGATTAAACACAGCAGAAAAGTTATATAAATTTGCAAATGACATATTTGTAGAAGAAGATACAAAAGAGCAACTACTAGTAAATCGTGCAAGTATCATGGGAATGCTGAAGTATGATAAATTGACTGATGAAGAAAGAGAAAAATTAACAGAAGAAAAATCAGAGATCGAAAGTAAAATATGGGAAATGAATAAATAATTTTACCCACCTAAATAATAGGTGGGCTTTTATTTTATCTCCACAATATCTTTTAAATTAACTTTTCGTAATATAGTTTCTTCGTATAAATAAAAAACACCCACTAATTAAGTGGATGCTGAGCAAATCAGAGTTATTATTTTGCAAAGAAAAACATCGTTTGCAAACAAAATCAAGAAAGACATCTTTGATTAATTTAATTATAACAACTAATTTTAATAAGTCAATTATAATCTTACTCCTAAACCATATTGAATACCTTGGTGAATTATAAAAGTGCTCCCAATATCTAATGTAGTGTTGGGATTTCTATATTTAAAATTGACACTTGCTTTACGTTGCTTACCGACATAAATTAGTTGACCCAAATACCCTGAATTATATAGTGTGATTAATAATAGCCTCAATTCACTATCTTCTATATTTTTTGAAGGATATTGGTTACTAAAATGCTGTTTAAATTCTGCAAAACTAAATTTTTTCGACCCAATGCTTTTGAAAATTTGCGGCAAGCTATTTATCATTTCATCATCTGAAAATCCTGACAATTCATCTTTCATTTCATTAATAAAGTAATCACTAGAATAACTTTTCATAGTTGTTTTTAATTTACTAAATGTTAAATAATCATTTTCAGGAAACAGTTCTTGACATGTAATCATAAATTGCAATATATCTCTTGGTTTATATAGAGTGTGATCTAAAATATAATCCCAAGAATCTTTAGTTCTAAATTTTTTAGGAAACAAATTTTCAAGAAATGCATTTGCTTTTTTCTCTTCTATTCCTAAATACATTAGTCTTAATTCAACTATAGACTTTAAATTTTCTACATTTTTACTCCAATCAAGTCGTACTGCTCCGTCTCTTTTAATTTTATTTAAATCAGGATCTGTTACTTTATCTAGTATATCTTCTCTGATTGATAAAATTATTTTAAATCCTACACTTTCTTCAAAAAATTTATCATTTAAATAATTAACACTTCTAATTAAACTAGTAAGTATATCTAACTGTTCTTTTTTATACCTCAAAATATCGTCTAGTCCATCAATTAAAATATATGCATTATTATAACCATTGTAAGAGTTAGTTATAACATCCATTATCTTTGCATTTAACATCGACATTTGTTCTACAAACGAGTCTGGCTTATATCCAAATTCTTTTTCAAATGAGGCGCCAACACCTTTTACATTGACACCTTTTTTTAATTTAGTTAATTGTTTAACATCTCTTTTGTACTCTTTCAAACCAAAATTATTGAATCCAATTTCTTCTAAGAAAGCCAATAATCCTAAAAGTTCTTCATTTTCATAATGTGAGAAGTTTTCATATAAAATTTTTGAGATAAGTAGTAACATTAAAAAATCCCAAGAATCTTTATATTTTTGAGTTCCCATAGTATTTTTTTCAATTGAAGTTTTAGAAAAAGTACTGTATTCAAAATCGTTTAATTTCAAAGCGTATGTATATAAATCGTCATTTTGATTACTTAAATATTTTATTTTCGATAAAAATGCTGTTTTTCCAACGCCCTTTCGTCCCACAATCATAAATTTTTGAGAATTTAATAATTGGTCAATGATATTTTTAGGATCGTAAAAACTATATTTAAAAATCTCTCTTTCCCTAGCGTATTCTTTTTCGGCATCAGCGAATCCAAAAGTAAAATCTTTTAATTTCAAAATAATTATCCCCTTTTCCCACAAATTATATCATATTAAATTATTGTAAGTACATTAACTATAGATAAATACTTATTTTATCCCTACATAAAAACCACCCAGTGACATGTGTGGGTGGCGTAGGTTTAAATAAGCATTAGCTTACAACTACTTTTTATATGATTTCTACCTTCTCTGATGATGAGAGGCATACTTTCATTAAGACACTGGATTGAAAGGGTATCAACAATCGGGATTAGTTGTTAATCACGGTGCCTCTCGTTTATCTGTATTATAACATAAAAAAAGAGGGCAAGCACATAAGCGCCTACCCTTAATATAATCACGTGTTGCCAACAAATCATAGTAACAACTTATTAACTCTACTTATATTATAGCATGTCTAATAAACTTCTACTATTCTTAAACGTTCATGCCACACCCAACCATTATTGCTTGAGCTGTAAACACGCGCCCAGCCGTCCAAGATTTCAAATATATAGAAATCGTCATAGCCTGCTTGGTATTCCTCATTTGTGAGGTGCCATTTGTATTTGCCTTTTTTGCCTGTACGTTTTGCAATCGTCGCGCCGTGATAGTCGAGCTTATCTCTGAACTTCGCCTTACGACTCCACTTGATTGTATCAGGTGGAATACCTCCGACTCTTAACTTGCTTGCTGCCTTTGATTTCGATTGAAAACAGTGTTTTTTAGGAATTTTTGAAATTAAAAACGTTGATTTCATGCGGTTTTTAAGCACTTAAATTATCTGAACTTTTCTATTTTCCAACAAAATGGTATCAAAAATGGTATCAAAAAACCCACCTAAATAATAGGTGGGCTTTTACGCCAAAGTTACGCCAATAAATCAGTGTTAACTCTTATATTACAGGCTTACTAGAATCCCTCACTCTCCGCTCAATTTTAGACCCCTTTGTTTTCTGTCTTATTACATGAAAGCAAAGGGGTTTTTGAATTAGATATAAAACCGTGCTGATGAAAATTTTATTCGTTAATAGTTAGTAGGATTGGCGTGCTGCTTCAATCAATTTAGTTGTGTATCTAAAATATTTTTCCGAAACGTCCATGTTATGTTTAAAAAACATCAGTTTGTTCGATTAATTCATGTTTAGAAAATTGTTTTTTATGCTCGATGACATTTTCAAGGTCTTTGAAGGAGTTATAAAAAATTTCAATGGATTTAAAGTAATTCTCATCCATATCTTTAAATTGTGGAGGAACTTCTTTGTCTCTATTTTTTCTATCATCCAATGCTTGTTTCAATTCTTTCAATGCTGGATCTATTTCTGATTTCACTTCTTTAGTATCAGCCTCATCAATACGGTCATCATTTTGCTTCAAATTATTGACCATTTGATGAACCTTAGAATTGGTATCCGTAAGAGGTTGTGCCTCTCTTTGAAAAATTTGGCCATACTCATAATCATCATAATATTTACTAGAATCAAATTTGCCGTTTCGTTTTTCGTCTCTGACTTTACCAGCTTTATCTTTAACTTCTTCTTCAGTACCGATAGGGTGGTAACTGTATTTTTTAATTTCCGGCTTCTGATTTTCTTGACTATGATCTTTTCCTTTTTCACCGCAACCAGCTAACACAATGAGACTAACTAAAAACAACCATATAAGTTTTTTCATGTTTTTTCCTCTATTCTATTTTTATTTGTAATTTAGAGAATAAAACAGGGGTAATGATAATGTTTTGTAGAACTATCGTGCTATTTATTAATAATCATAAATAATAATGAACTAAATTTCAATTAATATTTTGAAAATTGCGAAAAATAAATATCGAAACGAACTTCAACACCATAAAACACTACGAAATAAGTTGAGATTTATCATGTAATACCAACATGAAATAACCACAGTAGTGTACAAGACTAGCTACCGTGGTTACTTTTTTTATTTTGGCTTGTTAGATTCTTTTTCTTTAAGTTCTTCTATAGAAATGGGTTGGTTAATCTCACTGACACTTTTTCGGCTAAAATGATACATTTTGACCATAGCTGGTTTAGATAGGGCTAAAAAAGATAAAAACGTAGCAATAAAAGAAAAATGTGTTACATTCAACACAAACAAGAGTGGAATGAAAATCAACGCAAATAATGCTGAAAAGATTACGATTGGCAATACTTTTAACAATATCTTTTTTAATCGCCCGTTTATTATTCTAGACAAAAGAAAAAGTACTAAACCAATTAATAATAAAGGGATAATAATAGTGGTTAAAGTAGCAGTATATGCATTTGCATAACCTTTCCAATCTAAATGAATAAGGTAGTACATCGAAGAATTTTTAGGAACATCCAATTGGAAAAGATTTGTACCGTAATTGACATATAAAAAGTAAATAATGATAAAAACAAGCAGACATGTTATCGTATATTTAATGTAATAATTAAAATTTTTTGGTGGTTTTGAATGCAATTATGTTCCCTCATTTCAAACAAGTATCTAAACTATTATCTTATAAATTAGGCGCCATCGCAATGCGGAATATTTTAACATATAGGACTTTTATACGAGGGTTATCTTTTTGTTAAATGGTATACTAAAGGTAATAAATATTAATTTTTCACTAAATAAAAAATGGAAATAAGGTGATTTAAAATGAGAAGATCTGATCGAAATAATCATGATTATGATAATCACAGAGATAATCGTCGCGATGATTATTACCGTAATAACCGAGATGACTATAGAGATGGTGAGTATGACAGACCTCATGAAGATAGTCGAGAAGCAGAATACCGTCGTCGTTCAGATGAAGACGGCCGTTATTATAACGAACGCGATTATCGCAGAGAACGTATGTTAGAAGAAGAAAATCGTAAAAGCAACAAAGGAAAAAAATGGTTAGCAGCAATTGTAGTCATCTTATTAATTGTTGTTGCCATCTTTATCGTAAGGAACATGATGCAACCGAAAAACGATGATCAAACTGCAAACCAAAATCAACAGTCAGAACAAGCACAACAATCTAATAATCAAAATAAACCTAATGTGACTAACAACTATAAAGAAGTTATTAAAGAAAAAGAAACGGTAATCAAAGAAAAGATTGAAAGTGCTAAAAATAATATCCAAAACGGACAAAATAGTCAAAATGCAATTGATTCTGCGCAAAGTGAAGTCAATCAATTGAAAGATAAAGCAACAAATAATGGTGATAATAACTTAACTGATCAATATCAGAATGCGGTAGATAAATTAAAAGAGGCTAATCAAGCCCAACAAAATGGTGAAAATCAATCTAAAGTAGACGGGCTGCTTAATGATATTGACAGTAAATTACAAAGTATTAAAGATAAACTTAATCAATTATTTAATTAAACTGTAAATCCGGGAGTATCAACTCTCGGGTTTATTATGTTTTAAAACAGAATAGCATCGTAAGTATATATTCTTTGATAAAATAGAAAGTGCAGAGAAATAAGGAGGAAAATTGATGGATTTATGGTTAAAAAAAAAGTGCAGAAAAAGTTCCTGAAAACATTGCACTTGAAGATCACAACACACAACTTACATATATGAACGTTTATAAAACGGCTTTACAATATGCACATGTATTGCACCAACTTAATCGAAAACGTATCGCATTTTATATAGATAACCGTCTTGATTCAGCTCTCATTATTTATGGTGCTTGGTTAGCGGGAATTGAGGCAGTAATGATTAATACAAGATTAACGGATAAAGAAATAACTGCACAATTAAAATCCGTAGATACTGATACGATTATCGCAATCCTTCCGTTAAATATAGATGGTTTCAATATTATTTCATGGTCAGAGCTCGAAGCGAAGCGAGGAACTGAAACATATGAAATTCCTATGGATTTAGAACGAATCGCTTCAATCATGTTTACCTCAGGCACAACAGGACCACAAAAAGCAGTGCCGCAAACTTTTAATAATCATCTAGCCAGTGCAACCGGATGTAAAGAAAGTTTAGGTTTCGATCAAAATACCAAATGGTTATCTGTATTGCCGATATATCATATCTCAGGTTTGAGCGTCTTATTGCGAAGTATGATTGAAGGTTTTACAGTTAGAATTGTGAATAAATTTGATGCAGATCAAATACTTGAAATTATTAAGGGTGAAAATATTACACACATTTCACTTGTACCGCAAACTTTGAAATGGATGATGGATGCAGGATTAACTGAACCTTATCATTTAGAAAAAATACTCTTGGGCGGTGCTAAACTTTCTCACGCTTTAATTGAAGAGGCTCTCCAGAATCATTTACCAATTTATAATTCATTTGGTATGACAGAAACTTGTTCACAATTTTTAACCGCTTCTCCTGCTATGTTGAAATTCAATCCAGACACAGTTGGCAAACCGAGCCCAAATGTAGATGTCAAAATCACCAAACCTAATCATGAAGGCCATGGAGAACTTTTGATAAAAGGTGACAATGTAATTAATGGATATCTATATCCGAAAAATTTAACAGATACTTTCGAAAATGGTTATTTTAAAACAGGTGATATTGCTAAAATTGATTCAGAAGACAATGTGATGATTTATGATCGTCGAAAGGATCTAATCATCAGCGGGGGAGAAAATATTTATCCATTTGAAATTGAGAGTGCTGCTAAACGTTATAAAAATGTGAATGATGCGATGTGTATCGGTGTCGAGGATATAGAATGGGGACAAGTACCGAAATTGTATTATGTGAGTGAATCCGATATTGATAAAAATAAACTCCAATATTTTTTACAACAAGAATTAGCAAAATATAAAGTGCCGAAAACTTATCAGCGCGTAGATACTTTACCTTATACTTCTACTGGAAAGTTGAAACGTGGTTCAATTGAGGAATAA